TGCAATGAACCCCAGCCAGGCCCTACCTAAGCAGCAGCTTGACTGGGCTTCATGCCCCGACGTTTGACTCGGCATTACTGCGGAGCACAAACTCCGACCACCAAATAAGGTGGTCAGGTGTCGCCTCTACTGGCGGATGCCAGCAGACCCACTTACGCCTATACTTGTGCGTAAAGACGGGTACCAAAGTGCGTTCTATACACGTGCACTGTAGGGATTTCTGAATATCAGAACCCTCACAGGCCTCACCGTAGTGATACGGGGAAGTTGCACGCCGAGGCTCCGCGATTCCTTCTTCACGTCTGGCAGCATCTAAGTGCCAGAGGAATAGGGTACGCGAGTCCCGAACAGGGCGGCTCTCACTTTTAGGCACAAATGCCTTGAAGCGGGGGATATGATGCCTTGTTTGTATAACTTCGGACCTATAGGCGTATGTGGCGTAAAGCCATATGCCGCTTATAGTGCTGTCATTCCAAGGGACAAACGGCAGGTGTTGCTGCTCGACATAATGTCGAAGCAGTTCCGCCAGCTTGCTCCCTGGGTAAGTCAGCCGTGCCAATCCATTAACTACGTGGCATAATTCGATTTTCATCGAGTTCTGCGAACGCAAGTAAAATGGTGTCACGTCAATTCCATTAAACCAGTCAGCGCCACACGACTCCCGAAAGGGACCCTCTGTGAAACTTTTATCCTGGTTGACCTGGAAACCGAAGAATCGGAGGAGGTTATAAAGGCGAGGAAGGGCTTCTACAGGTACGACTAAGTCGTCCCCGTATATAGCAATCTTCTTCTTCGTCACACTCCGACATAACGCAAAGAAAATCAAGGTTTCGAGACCGAAGGTAGCGCCGTTCCCCATACTGGAGAATTTTGCATACTTGTAAGTCTTCGAGAACCCACGGCCAAGCGGCGTACGGATATCAGCAAGAAACTTGCCCCAATCAAGGGGTAGTAACGCTGTCACCGTATTGAGCGAGATCGTGTCGGATGCCATAGCAAGGTCGATCGTGGCGTAACTGCCATCGATGGAGGCCTCACGTGCCATCTCTTGATTTCTTAACTGTGAAGACAGATTAACGCCAAATTTTTTAAGGCGTTCTTTAACGAAGCTGTCGAATGCTAGTTGCAAGGATAAATTCCCTGTTGGCTCGCACGCGATAGTTCTATCCGTCTTGTAGTTCTTTGGAACGGTTTCGACCCGGTTAGTGCAGACTGTGCGAAATTGCGTTCGCGGGACACCGAAGTGCCTCGCTAGCGCCATAACGTATGGCTTGCACCGCCTAGTCGTCGTTATCGTCCCCCTCATGCCTAATTTTAGGTACGGGAGGGAGTTACGGCGGCTACTGGTCGAAGACGCACCCGCAGTGATCCTAATCCGATGTGGGATAGTTTCCATAAAGGATTCGTAGTCGCTCAGGACATCACTTATGACATCTTGAGCTCGTCCAATATCCTGTCGAAGATCAGGTGTTAATCGATCCTCGTTACAGAGATAGTGGTCCAACCTTTTGTTTGTCTGACGACAGAGCAATTCGGCCTTTTCGAAGGCTTCTTGCGCTGCCGCCCGGCATATTTCCGGTTGTGCAAATGCCGCGTTCTTTTTAAAAAACGCTGCAATTTGCCGAGCTACGCGACAAACGTCCCGCGAATGATAAACCGCGGGAAGCAGGTCACTGCAGGCAGACAGACGAGTAATATCCCGACTTCGGATCCATCCCAGGATCTTCTTCGAGGTATCCTCACCTAACACGCCAATCTGGTCGTGTACATAGCATCGACTCACGTCGAATGCCAATGCTTGGAAGTCAATCATTTGGCTTTCCTTCTATTACAGTAATACGTAGGACGTGGTAAAATCAACATGGACCCCCATTGCGGGGAACCCAGGCAACATTATCACGGTGGTTACATCTTTGGCCCGACGAGCTCATTGCAGAACTCTATCGAACCAATAGTAGCCACACACCGTTCTATGCCTGTTAAGGCACGGTTTGGTGATTCCGATGGAAACACTACAGTTCCGATGACAACCATCAAAGTGATGGCCGAGCAAAGGAATAGGCGTATCATTTTAGATACCCCTGAGTTGTAACCATCGTTCCGAACTCATCCCCTGCGACTACGTCGCGAAGGATGGCAAGGATCGACGTAACATCTGCTTCCGTCCCGTTTAAGGGGCGGCGAACAGTTACTGACATAGATACACGTTGTGGTAAAACCACACCAGCGGCGTCAGGCGTGGCTGAAAGGACCGTTACGGTATCCTCCAGTACAGTCTGGTTGCCTGTCGGTACTTTGCGCTTCTGCAACAGCAATTGCGGCTTTAAAGCCGTGTGCGCTGGCAAAGTATAAGTACGTGAATTAACATTATCTGAAAATTCAATGAGGGCTGTGGTCATTGCGACCATAGTATTCTCCTTTGGTGAGTCAGTTCTTGCACTATCGTCCCGATTTTCCGGTAACGACAAGCGCAATAAGGTCAATAACCTTTGGCACCGAAATGTCGATGCCAAACTGCGGAACTTGAGACACAGAAGATGGAACCCTTGTAACCATTTCACCACGTGAAGTGCTGGTAAAACTTACCGTACCACTGTTGTCGCCTTTCCAAGCATAGGAAATGGCGCCAGTGCGAGTAGCCTTAATTTTCAGGCCGCCCGCAGCAGTATAGTTGGTTGCAAGGCTGAGGAAAGATAACGATTCAAGCCAGGTACCGATATCCAATATCCAGTCGATGATGAACGAAAACGTCACCAATTCCCAAGTCGTATTGATTGGGTTAAACCGGAAATTTGGAGGTTCGATATCTGCAGTAACGGTCCCACGTATTGATATATCGACCTTAGTCGTCAAAGTGACGGTAAAGTCGAGATAGCCAGAGTTATAGATACCTGATGTTACATAGGTATCGCTGGCGGTGGTTCCGGAACGTTGCGTGAATCGTTTTCGGGTACTTTCAAGGTTAGCGGCGGCTTTTTGGATATCTATGATATCGTAATAGAGCAGTCGCCAGCCATATCGGTACTCGAGCCAGCTAGATGCCAGATTCTTGCCCTTAAGCAGTTTTGCCAGGTTGGCGCGCAGTTGTCTAAACATGCGTGCTACTTTGTGCAGTTCTGCCAAAAAGGTAAGGCTGTCATGTCCCTGAGCGTAAATGCTTGCAGCTGCCCGCTGAACTTGAGCGGCGGAATCATATCCCGCCCCATAGTTAGAGAGCTCTGTTAAAGACATTTCCCAAGGTACAAGTGTAGCTGGGTGTGACCAATTGGACTCGGTGAACATGGTATAGCCGGAGGCATTATCGTAACGATGATGACTTCCCGACCAATTACCTTCTACCTTGCCCTGCGACCAGGAAGTTGCTGGCAATAGCTCGCCCTTACGGAGCCGCTTATAATATGAAGGGGTATTTTCCCCAGCATAAGAAGTGGCCTCGAAAGATACTTTTGGATTTCCGCTTGCGGAGTCCACAAGGTTTCCGGCAGAGTCTCGCACAGCATGAAACTCGGCCCCCGTTTGGGAGTCGTAGCTTGATCCTGATCGTGGTAACATATTAAATCCTCAAAGGTTCTTTACCTCTTAAATTCGACTACTCCGTTAATAGCCGAGTGTCGGGTACAGATAATGGAGCCTGGTCGGAGAAATCCATCCAGGCCTCCCCCCCGC